CCTCATCCGTATCAGACACGATAACGGCGTCCTTAAAGATTTGGGTCCGGTTGTCGAGGCGAGTTGTTGCAGAGCGCGCGGTTGCAGCGGTGTCGTCGCCTTCGATATGGGCATTGGCACCGGAGCTACGAAGTGCATCAATTTGCCATTCATGCTTTGTGCTTGTCGCCTTGGTCTTTGCAATGCCGGAAAGAAACGGCGTTTCTTCTGGTGATACATCATAGATGATGTCCGAGAGGTCTTCACGAATACCTACTTGGTCGTAGGAATCGAATGTATTAGCTGGCTGTGCCATTTGGTGTTCTCCTAAAAGGGGCTAAACCGTTATGATTTTGGCTCAAGTATTAGTGCCATGAAGTCATCTGAACTCCCTGACTTTCGTGCTTGGGCCAGTTGCTTTTCGCGCACCATGCTTTTTGGCTGTGGACGCCGTCCTGTTGGCTTGACTGACTTATGGGGCTTGGGCGTCGTTTTTGCCTTTGCTGTGCCAGATTGCAATTCTCGCCACCGCATCGCATCGTTTAGAACGCTTACCGCGCGTGCATCAGTCAGGCCCATCAACTCATCAGGGCTGTATCCGTATGCACTCTGTCCGACTTCAACCAATTTTGATTTCAATGCGGTTGCCTTTTCAGGGTCCGCAAATTCTGGAATCAACTCAACTAACCGCGCGGCTTGCTTTTGCATGTCCACTTGGGTTTGTTGATCTTGGTACTCACGGGCGCGATTTGATGTCTCGGATAGCTGCGTCTGCTGTGCAGTGTAGTCAGCCACTTCAACGTCATATTGGGCCTGTGCGCGCATGTAACCGATTGGATCGGTTTCAAGCATTTTGGAGTCGGGTTTCTGCGGATGGGCTTTCAACCCGTCGCTTTGCAGCTTGTGGACGGCCTCAGCAAATCGCTGCTGGTCCGCTTGGAAGGCTACCATATCGGCTTGGAACTGTTTGCGTCCGTCCGCCGTTTCCTGCATGCCTTTTTGGATATACGCCTGCCCCGAATAGGAGCGCGTTAGGTCGTCGAGCGTCACCGTTTTATCTACGCCGTCAACTTTGACAGTATAGGATTGCGGTTGCTCATCGCCGTCGCTTTGTTCGGCTGCGTCATCCTCATCGTCAGATTCCGCCGTTTCGTATTCGGCCTCATCCTCTGAATTGTCGTCTTCTTGGTCGTCGTCTTCCTCCACCAATTCCGCGTCTTCGGCTTCGGGTGCGTCGTCTTGCGCTACCTCGTCGCCCTCTGCGTTAGGGGATGAATCAAATAGCAGGCTTTCGGCTGCTGTGTCTAGGTCAGTCGTGTTCACGGTCCTGATCTTTCTTTGCTAAGATATCGCCAGTTGACACATATCTGCGCAATTGGCCTTTGACTTCATTAAGCGCCAAAACCATGCGTCGGGCCTTGAGAACTTCCTCATCGGTTGCCGACACGTGGGTTAAGACACCAGTGTGGTATAATAGTACCCCATTAAAGGCGTCTTGTAAAACATCATCTTTCAACAACGCGCCTGCCCGTTGCGCTTTTTCCCGTTTGTCCATTACATTTGGCCCCCATTGAAGTTACGCGGCGCGGCCTGTTGTGCGCCAATCTGCGCCACGTCCACGCTTGTCCCGTATTGACCAAGGATTTTCGCAGCATCGACAAGCAAGTCCTGCGCCAGTTTATCGCGGCTTAGGTCATCGCTTGACGCCATTTCCATCAACTTGCGTGAATGCTCCATTGTCGCCTTTTGCATGTCAACTTGCGCGCGGGTCTGTGCTTTCATCTGCTCGGCCTGCAAGAACGCCGCATTCGGGTCGCCCTGTCCGCCTTGCTGCGCAGCCTTGTCCGCTTGCGCCTTAGCTAACATCTCGGCTTCAATCGTCGGACTCATTGGTTGCAGGTAGCGGTCAACGTTTGGCAAGCCGCCCAGCGTCATCAGGTCCGCCGCCGTGTTGCGAATGTTGGTCAGCGTAACAAGCCCGTTTTGCGGCCCGTATGTGCCATAGACCTGCATCTGCTGCTGTTGCATCATTTGAAGCATCATCATGCGTTCTTCGTGCTTGTTGTTGCCGATGCCCACGGTTGTTTCCATGTCCATGTCAACGCCCCACGAACGCGGGTCAACCGGCACAAACTCGCCGTCAATGCGCATCATTTCGTCAGGGTTGGGATTCTGGCGCGCAATTGTTGCAATGGTTTTGAATAGCTGCTTCATGCCACCCTCTGCCAGCACGCGCGCCATAAGTTCACCTACTGCCGTAGCGGCTGTTACAGCGGCATTAACGCCCGCCGCCGTCTGCGATTGCAGGGCATCCGCATTGAGGCCCGCTGCCCCGTCTCCAACGCCTGTCTTGTCCCGCACTGATTCGTTAAAAAACTGCATGGCAGGCAAAACCATTTGAGAATTTGACCCAATTACCAGTTCACGAATTTGGTTAATATCCGTTGCGCGAATAATTCGAGCGCGCTCGTTATTCATTACGTCGTCCATTTCGACGGCTTGGTCGTTGACTACAAGCCCAGGCCTATTGATCAAGTCAATGTTATCAAGCAATCCCCGCATGAGTGCTGTCGCTGCGTCTTGATCCTCAGTGATAATTTCGACCAATGACCGGCCAAAGAATGTGTGCGGTTCTGGGTCAATCTCAAATACACAAAAGGGGTTATAGTCGCACAACTCATAGTCAAGGACTTCATAGTCAGTGCCAGCGCACAGGAACTTATACAAACGCGGCACGCCCGTGCCTTCGATGTCCATTTTCATATAGGCTTCGGTTATTTCAATCTTGCGCATGGATGGGTCAATGCTGCTTTCCGTGTCGTCGGAATCGTAACCGCGCCGCACAAAGTCTTCTTCCTCATCCACAACGCCGCCAACGCCGCCAAGTTCAAACACTGTGTCAAAGTCAAAGCCCATTGCCACAAGGTCGCCAACGCGGCCCTCTGACTTGTGACCACACACAAAATTATCGTCCAAACTGATAGCGTCGCGGTCTACAAAGAAGTCCTCCGGCGCAATGCTTTTAATTTTGATTTCGCCGCGTGAACTGGTCATGGCAACCTTGGCGTCGTACATGGCTGGGGAAACCATCATGCCCATAGGGTCGATTTGCGCTTCCTGCGTAATTTCAAACTCAATAATTTCGGCGTTCTCGTCGCTTTCCATTAACCGGAACATGTCCTCGGTCAAGCCTGTGTATTCGTCAACCTCTACGTGTTCAGTTTCGTCATAATACACCTTTGCAATGCCGACCTTCTTGACAAGCGCGTCGTGGATAACATCGCTCAGAACGTCAAACCCGTTGTTGCGGTTAAACACGTATTTGGCGTATTTGGTGGCCTGCTCTGCGGCTTGTACTGCCTGAGCATTGCGCGGCGTGAACTCAACAGGACTGCCCGACTGCAAAAATACACGCATAAGCGCGGGCTTGATTGCGCGCACCGTATCGCGGCACTTGGTTGCCACAACCTTTGACCACCCCTTTTCATAGTCAACAGTACTGAGGCCATCAAAGTATTTTTGCGATTTGATCCTATCCGGCGCTATCTCGCTTTCGATAAAAGATACCGCGTCTTCGATAGCCTCCGATACCGCGTTGCCAATTTGTTCTTCTGTGAGTTTGATAGGTTTCATAATTTACCTTCTGTCCTTGTATTCGCGGGCATTAGTGCTGACATGATAATCATGGATATAACAACAATTGTAACGGGTGTCTTGGTCGGGAATTTTCTAACGCTTGGAATTGTTTTCAATATCCGAGCGCTGGACGTTCCAAACCCGCCACTTAAAAACATCATTTTTGCCCTGCTACTCATCGGCGCGGCCCTTGTAGCAGCCCTCGCGTCCGCTCAGTCATTGTCGGCAATGCCGTAAGGCCAGCACCTAAAAGTCCAGCGTTAACGCCCTGACCCGTATTTGCGGGCAATGGGTTTGAGCCAAGGTTGCGGATTATTTCATCTAACAAGCCCGCGCCGCCTGGACGTGACAGAACGTCAGCCAATTGGCCTCGCACGTCGTCGCTTAGGCGTGCCACAGACGCATCATCAGACCCAAGCGCGCGCCTCCCAATGTCTCTAACGCTTTCAATGGGCTGCAAGCTGCGCACCGCGCCGGGCTTCACTTCCTCATCAATGACTTGATTTGCAAGTTGGCGCGGCTGTGTTTGGGTTCCTGCCACAACGCCCGAACGAAGCCCTAGAGCAGACCCCGCCTCTTGTAACTGCTGTAAGATTGCGGGGTATTCATCCCCGTATAGCGCCTGCAACTTAAGCCGTGAATTGCCGCTAGATAGTTCGCTGAAAAGTTTTAGCGCCTCGCGTGCGTCAACGTTTTGATCTGACGCCACGGCGCGCACGTTGCCCATGATGTGGTCAATCTGACTGCGCACGCCTTCACGCATGGCCCGCAACTCGGCAGGCGTTGCGTCTGCTATCGACTCTGACATTTCTTCGATTGTCGTTCTGCTGTTTAACAGGTTTCGGCCAGTTTGCACGGCTGCACGGCTGCGAATGTCGGTTGACGCCGCCGATAAGGCCTCATCATAGGCTGGCACCGCGTCCGCAATGGCGTTGCGCAAGTCGCGAGCGATACGGTTGGCAAACGCCCCATCTGCTGACATTCGGCCAGTGATTGCGTCCTTGCTATCCTCTGCAACGCTGTCAAAGGCGCGCTTGATATAGTCGGCCATCATAGTGTTGGGCATTTCGCTTAATGTAACCGCACCGCTGTCGTCTACGCGCGCCATGATTTGCTGCGTTGGCAGTTGGTCGTATCGCATAGCATCGTTTGCTGAATTGATCGCCCGCTGCACAATGCCGATTGGCGCGCGGCTGATAATGCCCTCAACCGCTTGGCCTTCTGGCGTCGCGTAGTTGATAGGCGTATTGTAAGCCCGCTGGTATAGGGGGTTAATTGTAGGTCGCGCGCCCGCCGCCCGCGCCGCTTGGTTGGCGATTGGTGGGATTTGTGGCCCAAACCGCCCGCCGTTCAGTGCATCCAATACGCCCGCAGAGGATGCCTCTGCACGCGCGTCAACTCGCCCACGCGCCAAAGCTGCGCCAGGTGTTGGGCTGCGCATTGCAGCGTCTAAAGAACCGCCCGCGCCAGGGCTTGCGTCTGCCAGCATTCCACTAGGACCAGCACGATTAACCGCCGCGCGCATTGCTGTTGGGTCTTCCTCACCAATAACGCGGCCCAATACGCGGCCCGTCTGTGGCGCAACGTTTAGAGCCTCGCCAACCTGACGGCCTACCCTTGAATTACGGGCTGCGCCCTGTGCGCTGCGGTAGATTTGCCCGCCCGCTGCACCTACGGCCGGAAGCGCGCCGCCGATAGTGCCGCCAATTAAGCCACCAACGACACCGGACCCCGCGCGGTTTGGCAATCCGCCTTCGCCTTCCATAAATCCTTGCGTTGCGCCTGCGCCTGCACCCAAAGCCACACCGCGCGTCATTGCACGGCCAAGCGTAGGGGCTGCGCTGACAACGCCAACGCCCGCCACTGCCGGAGCGATTGCGCCAAACAGGTCAGCAGACAATCGCCCTGCGCCTGACATATCCCGTTCATTCTGGCGGAATCGTTCTAGTTCGCTTTCGTATGTTGCGCCTGCGTCGCCAAACGCGCGCCTAATAGGTGCGTTGACTGCCGCGCTTGCCTCATCGCCAACCGTTCCCAAGGTCATGCTTTCGCCAGCGCGGTTTAGCCACGTTCCAAGGGATTCGCCGTATGATGTCACGCCGTCGTCAACGCCTATCAGGTTGTCTTTTAATACAGCCCCTAATCCGCGCCCTTGCCTGCGCTGCAATTCCGCCGCCGCTTGTGCCGCAGTCGGCCCAGATTGTGTGGGTTGCCCGCTTGCTGCTGCCCTGCGGTCCAGTTCAGCCTGTGCTTCTGCTGCTGTTGTCATTGTCCACCATCCACGATTGCTTGCAATTCTTCGGGCGTCATAGTCGAAAGGTCAGCGCCCCCGCCCGCAGGTGCGGGTGCATTAGGGCTTGGCGCGGCTGCGTCCATCGTTGCCAAAAAGTCGTCAACCGTTGGAATAGACGTTGCGCCGTTAAAGCCTTGCAGGGTGCCGTTTTCGTTGAAGTAAGTCCTCATGCCCAACTTTTGCCCCGCAACAGCCTCAAGTTGCGTGTAAAGCGCACGTAAACGCGCGGCGTTTAGTTCTGGCGGCAAGTTTACATTGTACGCGCGGGCGATAAGTCTGTCACCTTCTGCTGCGGTAAACTGTGCGCCAAGTGTTTCGCGCAAGCTACGCTGTACAACACTTTCCACGCGGTCTTTTGCATCTTGCGCTGTTGGGTTTGTGATCGCGCGGACAAAGTCAGGTTGGACCCCAATCATTGTCCCTGTAAGTGCAACGCCGTTTTCAAGCTGCCCCAAGACGCCAGAGATTTGCGCCGCTTGGTTGGCCGCGTCTGGCAATCCTACAACGCTGTCACGCAGCCATGTGTCTGCGTATGCCTTGTCAATGGCTTCCCATCCAGCAGTCTGCCCGCCGCCGCCGAGGTTGTTTGTAATTGAAGTGCCGCCAGCGCCAAACGCACGTTCCATCGCGGTTGCGGCGTCCATGCCTTGAGAAACAAGGAAGTCATAGTTCTGCATTCCGCTGGTCTGGTCCGCTGGGGCATTAGCCGCCTGCATAGCCTGAAGCGTAGCCGGTCCGCCAACAGCGTCAAACATAGCGGCATATTGGTCCCCGTTCGGTTGGCTTGCAATCCATTCGCGCGTCTGGTTACGCTGCGACGCCTGAGCCTGTTGCGCCCGCTCGTCGCCCTGCCGTTCGTTGCGTGAATCAAGCGCGGCCTGTGCTGGTCCCTCAAGGCCCATAACACCCATGCGGCCCAAGGCTGGTGCCATTCGGGCCAGCGTGTCGCCAAAGGACCGCCGATTGTAGAACGGTTGCGATGTTTCGCCCTGCGCGTTTGGATCACGTCGTTGAATTCCCATAGAGCCTAGAAGCCCCTGCGGTGGTTGCTGCTGTGCCATTTGGTTGCCCTCGTTTGATAATATGCCGCCCGTTGGCGTGTTGCTTGTGCTGACTCGTGCGCGTGTTGGGGTCGCGCCAGACTGGTTGCCGCGCCAGCCTTCCCAAGCCCCTGACCCTTGGTTTTGATAAATCCACTCACCAATGCGGTCTTGCAAGCCCTCGTCCATGCGCTCGTTGCCAGTCAAGCCTAAGCCATTCTGTGCGGCCCGCAGTGTCGTGCCTACAACTTGGTAAGCGCCCATTGGGGTTGCAACGTGTCCAACTTGGCCCTTGACCCATTGCCCATAGTCACCGCTCGGCTGCGAAAAATCTAAGGCTTGGTTGACGGTCATGTCAGTTAATTGTGTGCCGCCGTATCGCCCGCCCTCTCGGTTTGAATACCCGAACAGAGCGTTATAGTCCCCGCCGCTTTCGCCAGGAAAAATGTTTTGTTCTGCGATTTCCCTAAAAGAGGCCATCTGTTATGCCCTAACCACCTGCACCAAACGACGCGCCCAGTGACAGATAGTCAAATAGGCCTGGATTCTTCTTAGACGTCTGCGTGTTCTGCCCCATGTTAGCCGCGCCGGTTGCCGCGATGTTTGTTTGCAGTGCGTTCATAGGTGCGCCCCTAAACCCGTCAAACTGACCTTTAGACGCGTCAATAAGCATTTGCTGCATACCTTGCTGCATACCGCCTTGCGCCTGCTGTCGATCCGCAATTTGGTTGCCGAAGCCAAAGCCGAGGTTTGCAAGGTTGCCCATCTGGCCCGCGCCCTGCATCTGCATTCCCTGCTGGTTTTGCGCCGCGCCGAGTGCCGTGTTGAATCCTTGGCTCTGCAATCCAGCGAACATATTCGCGCCTTGCCGTGCAAAGCCCTCGTTAGTTGCGCCCTGCGCTACGCCGTGACGTGACCCGCCAAACGCGCCCGCCTGTCCAGCCTGCGCGTCCATTGTGTTCGTTGCCATTTGGCGCTGTCGCTCAAGGTCGCCAAGAGCCTGACCCGTTACCATGTTTTGATAAGGGTTCATAAATGCGCCGATGTTTGGACCCTGCATTGCCTGCTGTGTGCCGCCCAACGCTGCGTTATAAGCGCCCGCTGATTGGTCGTATACGTTTGGCTGCGCGCCCTGCATCGGTTGCGCCATAGGCTGCGCGCCCATTGGTGTCTGCGTTTGCTGTGGGTTTGCTCCGCCTGCCATTTTAATAGTTCCCCGTAAAAACATTACCTAATGCGGAAATGCGCCCGCCGCCGCTGTATTTGTCACCAGACGCCCCCGCGCCGCCGCCGTTGAACATATCGCCAATTGAGGTGTAACCGCCGATTGACCCGCCACCGTCACCGCGTGGCATCATTGGACGATAACCGCCGCCACTACCACCACCACCGCCGCCGCCTGACTGTCGCGCCATTGTCTGCGCTTGCATTTGCGGTTGATTGCCGCCCGCGCCCGTCTGGGGGTTGATAAACATATTTTGAATAGCTGCGAATTGGCCAGGGTTGTTGGCCTCAAGTGCCGCCATTGTCTCTTGGAACATAGGCGCGGATGAATAGCCCGAAACCCCACCTGCAAACTGTTGCGGCTGTGGCATCCCCTCCATTCCAGTCAGGCCACCGCCAGCCATGCCGAAAGCATTTGCCGCTTGACCTGTGTTCTGAAATGATGCCTGCTGCAATGGGGAAAACCCAGCAACGTCTGGCCCGAAATATGGCACGTAACCAAGGCTTGAGACATCTTGGCCTTGCGAGATGTTATCCCGCGCCGAGCGTTCAAGCCATTTGGGAATTTCTGTTTTTGTTGTTTCGCTACCGCCGCCCATTATAAGCTCCGCTCCATTTTTACCATTGTCGGGGTCCATCCCCGTTTATTTAAGACGCGCTGCCAGCCAAAGCGGCCATTCATTGTCAGGCTTTCGCACCCCTGTGCTTTGCCCCATTCCTCAACGGCCCCTATGGCGTTCGTGATTTGTTCCAAGTCACCCGCTGCCAAGAACACATGCAGAACCTTCTTTTGAGGATATACCACAATTTCCGTGACTGCACACGCTTTTCTTGCAGGCCATAGCTGCATATGACCAGACGCGATACCCGCCACGATATCGTCAAAGCTGTGCGTCCCGCCGCTGTGTTCAAGCGCGGCTTCGATCCACTCACGATATGCTTCAAGGTCTACCATGTCGATATTGCAACCCGCTTCCATGTGTCTGTTGCGGTGCAGACATAAATGTAGTTTGCGTCTGTCGCTAGGTGTCCAGCTTGGCCCGCTGCTGTGGCACTTGCAGGAACGGCTACAAATATCCCAACCCGCCGCCACGACCCGTCCAATGACACAACAGGATAACCCGCCGCCTCATCCCAAAGTATCATGCCATTCTCTGAGGCTGTCTGCCCCGTAACGCGCCACGATAGGCGGTCAAGCTGCCGCCCAAGGTAACGCCGCATGTCATTGGCCCAAACCTTTATGTCGGGCCCGACAACGGGCAGGCGGCTCATCTGCGGCCACCCGGCGTTACATCAAGACGCATGGTCCCGACACGCCAGTTTGCCAGACGCGCACCGTCAACGCGCATTCGCACCTGTCGCCCTGTAAACCGCACGTCAGTAGGGTTTGCCATTGAATAAGGCCCATATGACCGCTCGGTGTCGTTTGGATGGAAGCGCGTCTTAAATGTCGCTGTCACGTCGCCCTGCGTGCTTTCGTCTGGAATTAGGCTGGTTGCAGACATCACTTGATCACCCGCGCCAATGCTGATTGGCCCGCTTTCCGCAAAGATAGCTGCGCCGCCATAACTTAGGCCGACTTCCTGCTCCCATAGGTTGCCCAATGAGTCAGCCCAAAGGGGGTACTTGAATACCCCACGGCCCACGCCGCACGTCCGGTCAATCTGCCCTAGAATCCAATGGCCTTCTTTATAGTCAAGCGCGACATATCGGTCACACTCGTTAGATGAACCAGACGGATAAAACCACCATATCTCCCCGTGCTGCGCCATTGGTACGGCATGGATAAGGCTTGCTTGTGATCTGTTCAGGTCGCCGAAGATGTAGTCAGAGACATCGCATGGCAATTCTTGCACTGTGCCGCCGGAATAAGAAAAGAAACTTTCCTGCCCCATCCAAAACGCGCCTGCGTCAACGCTGATAGCTGCCTTGCGTGAAATAATTCCGCACGATTGCCCCACACGCTCAAAGGCGTAAACGAATGGCGGTCCCTGATACGTTGCTGAATGCGCGTCTTGGTCTGTTAGGATAAGCGATTGCCCGCGAGCCTTTAGCCCGCACATAATCTGCCCTGCGGTTTGCAGTTCAATATCGCCAGCCTCGTTTGTGTCCGCCGCCGTCCATAGCGTGTTGTTCTCGCGGTCTGACCATTGCACCTTGCGCGGGTTGCCGCCTGCGCCAAGGGCAAACAAGAACCGTTCCGCAGAAACAAGCAATGACAGGTTATTAACAGGCGCGTTTGAAATGACAGCCGCCGCCGTTGCCGTGTCAAGCTGCCATTCGTATAGCTTGCCGTCTGCCACCGAACAGGCAACGAGGTATTCGCCCCAGTTGTCTAGCGCCCACGTTGTCGCCTCGGCAAAGTTGCCCGTGTCTGCGCGCTCAGTGCCGAACGTCCCCGTGCCAAAGAACCCGCCGCCGAATCCTGTGTTGACAAGCGCCTTTTCAGTTCCAGACGTAAAGCCTGCGGGTGTGATGTCAGTCGTTACGCCGCTTGCGCTGGTTGAGTACAGGTTGCTAAACGATCCAACCCCAACGCGCCTATCGCCAGAAAGGTCTTCCCATGCAATCATGCCGCGCGGCACGCCCGTGTAAGCCGTGGCAGCACGCAAGCGCCACCCGCCAACGGGGCGCAATGACCCGTCACGCCACCGCACAAGGTTCATGTCCCGCCAGCGGCCCGACTGGTCAAACTCGGTTCCGTTGCGATACGCTCCTGGCGGCAGTTCAAGGGGGATAATTGGCATTACGCTCGCAACTCCGCCCAGAAATTAAATGTCGTGTTGCCGTTTACTTGGTAGTAGTGCGCGCTTGGGACGATGAAGCAGTTTGCTTGGTTATTTTGACCCGATGTCTGCCCAACCGTCACCCACGTTGAGTTATTAACACTTACTTCAATGTTACGCTGATTGCTCGCTCCGGTAATAGCAACTTGAATGGGCTTGCCGGTGGTATTCTGATAGCTTGTGCTGTGCGCTCTTGATCCGCTTACGTCCTGCCAAGTTTGCCCCACGCCTATCGCGTCGGCCGCAACTGCGTCCACATAAGCCTTTGCGCTTTGCTGGCTTGGCGGTCGTGTTGCGCTATCTGTACCGAAGCCATCTTCGTCTATAACGGCAGCGGCGTCAATCTGCGTTTGAATGGCAGACGTTACGCCGTCCGTATAGTTTAACTCTGTGACGGTCGATGTGATGCCGTCTAGGGCGTTAAGCTCCGCAGCCGTGGCAGTCACCCCGTCAAGGATGTTTAGTTCCGCTGTGGTAGCCGTTACGCCGTCCAACAGGTTCAATTCAGCCGCCGTTGCCGTTACGCCGTCAAGGATATTCAACTCTGCCGCCGTGGACGTGACAGCAACGCCGCCGACCTCCCACCCGACAAGATTGGGCGCGATTGCCGTGGTGCCGTCTAGCAGGTCATCCAGCGAGTCAAGCGTGGTGTTGATCTTTGCGCCCCATGTGTCCTCAGACGCGCCGACCTCCGGCTTTACCAGTGAGTAAGTTGTCGTTACCGTGTCAGCCATGTCGGCCCCCTATTTTATAGAACAATGCCACAATCGCGGCTGATTATCAATTCTTTTTAGACTATGGATGGAAGGCCATAATCCCCTTATACAAATGCTGAACCATTCCAACGCTTCAAGGGCTTTACCACCCACGCAGACCCGCTCCAAACCTTCACTGGCTTCTCCACCCACGCAGACCCGCTCCAAACCTCAATACCTGTAACCGATCCGCCGCCGCCCGCCGCCTTTATAACCAGCGTGTAGGTGCTAGCATTTCTACTGTCGTTACAGGAAAAAGTCCCTGGATTTTCTGGGCTTGATGTTACGTCTTTTTCAGAAATGACGTGGAGGGCTTTACCTGATATATCACCCGTTGCTATCTGTGAATAGCCGCTCGGTTGCCCGCTAACGGTCGAGTTCTCGCGGAAAACAAAACCTGCGAGGGCTAGTGTATCGCCAGACCAGCCCCAAGCACGAGACGGTGGGTCAGGGTTGTTTGTTCTGCTGCCCCCAGTTGTAGCAAAGGCCCCAAGAGGTGCCACTGCTGTGTCTTGACCGCTTATTTCAACGACAATTGCAGTGCATTCCCTGTCGGCGTCGAAGCTAAAAGGTTCGCTAGAGCCCTCTGTCCCATCTATCTCACGGTAATAGGCGTAAAAGTTTGCGCGGTCGTTTTGGTCGTTATCAATGCCACCTATGTAAGTCAGCTTGCTACCTGTGTAGCTAACTGGGGCGGCATCATCGACCCAACCAAGAGCAACAATCACCAAGTTGCCAGACGTCATACCGGACGGGTAATTGACGTTTACTGAGGTTGACTTGGCAGTTGTAACCCTTGATTGGACGACGGTAGGCGCGGCCATATTCTTAGCCTACCGACACAGAAGAACGCCACGTATCAAGTGCGCCCTTGCCTTTAATCACGAGGCGCGGACCGGCACTCTTACGCAGATCAATGATGACAAGGCTTGGTGACTTTTCGTTTACACCACTTTCCACCTCGTCGGCTGTAAAGCCCTTGAGCGCGATGGTCGGCACAACGTCGTCCTCAGTCTTAACCGTGTCTTTTGGCACGCTATCACCTTTCACGTAGGTGTACTCTGCATCGACAGGCGCGGGTGCTGGTGCTGGTTCCGGCATCGGTGCAGGCTCTGGGGTAGGGGCGGGAGTAGGAGCGGGAGTAGGTTCAACGGGGTCAGGAGCAGGCGTTGACACAGGTGTAGGTGTCGCTTCTCCGTTTATTGAAGCAACAATTTGTTCACCGTTCAACATGATGTTTGAGCATTCGTATTCGCCGCGATTAACTTCTTTTGAGTTGGTCACAAGGTAGGCACGCTTGCCAGACATAGGCGTATTTTCCACAGTGACGTTGTGCGCGTCAATGAAGCGAATCGGATAGTCAATCGCGCTGATGCTGCAGTCCCGGATTACCACATCCTTAGCAGCCCACTGGTTGTCAATCTGGTCCCAATAGCCCGACCCTTCATAGCCGCCAATTTCAATGCCCTTCATCACGTTGTCAATAAACACACGTTCAACAAAAGCGCCAACGCCACCACCCTTGAGGACAAGCGCGTGCTGTCGCGGGTGGTTAATAAGATAACAGTTGCGGATCGTTACGTTCTGAAACTTGTTACAGTCAATGAGGCTTTCTGTACCAGACTCAAGATTTCGCCCGTCAACCTCAACCCCGTCGATTAAAAGGTCAATCGTCTCACTTGCCTTTATACCATCGCCGCGAATAGGGAGAATATGCAAACCAAGGATTTCAAGGCCAGTTGAGTAAAGCCCCTTCTTAGGTGCGCTGTGAATGTGGATCGCTTGCTTGCTGTTGCTGCCTGCCCCGTTAATCTCACCCTCACCCTCGAGCGTCACGTAGGACGCAGCCGCGAAGCGGATTGTGTCCACGTTGCCAGACTCAGCGTTTAGCGTTGCACCCTCAGAAAGGATAAGCCGCATTGGCTTGCCAATCACGCCGTTATGGTTTGCGACCTCGCCACGCAGAACAATCTCTTGGCTGTAGTCGCCTGGCATAAACACAAATTCAGTATCAGGCCCGCCGAATGCGTCAAGGGCGGCTTGGATGTCGTCGCTTGGGAATAGTTGCATGTACTTTGCTTTCTAGGTTGACTTGGCAGTTGTGGGTTTTGATTAAACAACGAGAGGAAAGGCGATTAGGTCGTATCCACCCAAAGGTCATTTACTGATGGCGAGCTAGGGGCTGTTGAGGAAACAGTTATCTGAGCCGCGCTATCCGCTAACGTGCCTTGTGCCGCTGTGGCGTAGTCGGCCCCGTCAAACGCCTTGACCGCCGCAAGGTTAGTCACCTCGCTATCCATTAATGCGCCCGCTGCCGTAACGTTTGTGGCATCCGTAACGTCTGCGCTGGCCTCAATGTCGTTTAGCTTTGTGTGGTCGTCATTGGTAAAGTTATTCTGCGTTAAACCACCGTCGCCCACGCTGTAGGTCGTGTTTGTGTCTGTGTAATTGCCCGCATTGATGTTTGTAGCGCCTTGGTCGGTCGTCCAATCAATGTGTTCGTTGGCAACAAATCCGGTCAAGCTGTCGTGGTCGAAGTCGCTTGAAACATAAGTGGTGTTCGTGTCGGTTGCGGCTATTGTGCCGCCGCCTGAAATGGTGACGTTAGTTCCGGCGGTTAGTGCTGCCACAACGTTTGTGGTGTCGGTTACATCGGCCGCAGTCTCAATGCCACTTAGCTTGGCTTCCTCCGCCGAGGTGTAAGAAGCTGTCGTGTTGGCAAGGACCGCTGCGTAGGCTTGCACATCAACGCCAGGTTCTAGGTCAAGGTTAACTTGCGCGGCACCAACATCTAGCAGGTCCGAAAGGTTGTTGCCCCTTAGCAAGCAACCAGCCAAACCTGACGAACTGCCGCCCTGAACGCCAATCGTGTATTCTCGGAACTCTGTTAGGGTTGTGCCACCCGTGTTTGTTGCGGTTTGGCCAATGATCCACCACCCAAAGAATGTGGCGTTTAACAGTCGCTCGTTCAGGACGTAATCCTCTAACAGAACACCAGCGCGGGCCAAAACAATGTTAGCATAGTTGCCTTGACCGTACTGAACGGCAAATTGTCCGTTGCTAAAGCGGTAGAGTCTATGCCCCACAAAGGTACCAGAACCCAAGGTCGTGATGGTGGTCGCGTTATCCCAAGACTGTGGAAGGTTTGTTTGGTTTTCAGACGCAATCGTTGTCCTAGTAAGCAAATCAAAAGTGGCGTTGGCGACTGCGTCGAGGCTTAAAACGTTGGCGTTGTTGATATCGCCCGTGCCGCCAAACTCCGTAATAGTACCGGCACCCACGTCAAAGCCCATGTCTCCGCCGCGTCCTGTGATTATTTGACCGCCCTTAAAGGGTACGCCCTGCGCAACCAAGGCTTCGTAAATGTCCCGAATGCTGTTTGCGTAATGGCCGATTGGGTTGTTAAAGTATTCAAAGCCGAGAACAGTTTCGGCAACCGTGTCAATTGCAATCCGCATGGTAAACATCTTGCGCGATTTGTCTTGGCGCGTCGGGGTGCTG